CTTCGTTGTATCGGCTAAAAAAGTCAGTAGCTTTCTGTTGGTCTTGAGTTACGCCTGGTCTCAACTTGATCTCATCGTAGTATTTACTCTTAGTTTCCTCTAGAAAGTTTCTAGCTTTATTAACTTCTTCTTTAAACGCAATTTTTTTCTTGCGTATATCTCTATCATCATCTAGATCTTCGTCATAATCATAATCTTCTAAGATTATATTCATATCCTCAGCATCTAGATAAGGTTTTGTTTTTTTATAATATTCTTTTATTAATTGAGTTTCATCAACATTAGAGTAGTCAGCGTTTAATCTTACATAATCTTCCACATTACCACCAGTTTCTTCCATAAAAGTAACTAGCTTTTCCACATTCTCAGGTAACTTTCTACCTAAAACTTTTTCATCTCTTACAGCTTCTTGAGCTTCCTTAGTTACTTGTTGTATTTCACTATCAGTTACTTCTTTAAGCGGCGTGAATTCGGTAATAACATCTCTAGAGGTGTCTTCGTTTCCCGATCCCACTTCTTGCAATCCCATTTCGGGTTGTTCTGAGAGTAGCACAGGGCTCTCTGTTTCTTGCTTTTGAACGGCATCTTCTTTAGGTTTTAATTCCTCGCTAGGTATTACTACTTTAACAATATCTTCTTTAATCTCTAATTCAGGATCTTTTATTGTAACCTTCGTTATAGCCGGAGCATCGTTACTTAATTGTTTAGGTTTTTTATTCTTTCCTTTTAAAGAAAAATCACCTTCTTGTTTTACTTCTGACATAATATAATATAATTAAATAGTTAATTGTTGATAATACTAGAAATTATCTAGTGCAAAACCACCAAGTGTATCATTACCTGCTGATTCAAAATCTTTTGGCAATGAATCGTTTTGTCTTTGAGATATCATTTCAGATTGTTGCGTTGCTTGTATTCTGCTTCTTTCGTCTTTTCTATCTTCTATTTCTTTTTCTTTAACTTTTTCCGACGCGACTCTTATTTGAGCCAACTGCATATTGTAATTAAACTCTTCTGCCATTAGCTGTTTCTTAATCTCAGCTTCCATTTGCATGTGTTGAATTTTCATTTGAGATTTACCTTGCTCAAACTGTAAATTTGTTTCTGTTAAAGCTTGTTGCTTTTGAACTTCCGACATAGCCGCTTTTTCAGCTGCTTGAGCACTAGCTTGTGATTGTGCTTGTATATTAGCAAGATTTTGTTTTTGTGCAGCTTCAGCTTTTCTTTTACGTTTTAGTTTAAGCATTTGATTAGCTAACTTCATATTAGATATACCTCTTATATCTATTACGTCTTCCAAGTCAATACTACCTGTTTGTAAAGCTATTTGTATATTTCTTTCTAAAGCTTGTTTATCCTCTTCTTCTGGCTCAAGATCCAAGAATATACCAAATTCATGTAAATTTAAACGTTCCACTTGTTCTAAAGTATCTACGTTAAAGCTACTAATAGAATTCATTAAAGCATTTTTTGTTAAAGGAAAAGCTATCATATCAGCAGCTCTTAAACTAATATTTTCAGCTGTTTTTATTGTAATATACATTAAGGACTGAAGTATATGCTTAGTTGCTGTATTAGAAGCTGTTGCAGCTAATTTTTGTAATCCAACTAATGAATCTTTTGCGGGTTGACTACCGTCTCTTGCTTCGTTTAATCCAGTAACATCTCTAATCATCTGAAGATAATATTGATATGTTTGTATTAACGCTTGTATTTTACCAATACCTGAAGAACTCTGTAATTCTTGAATAGGCACTTTGGCTCGATTAGGATCGCCGTCTTGAGTTAAAGATCTACCAACTATACTACCAGTCTGAAAGTACATGTTTAAAGCTTCCTGAGCGTTGTAATTAGTACCATTACCTAGATCAACTTCTGCTAAACCATCTACATCTACAAACACACCGTCTGGAACTAATTTTTGTAATACCTGCTGTATCTTCAAATGTGTTATTTGAATCATATCAGCAAAGCTTAAGCACTTACTAACCACAGACTCTATGCGACCTTGATACATTCTAGGTGCGGATATACTGTAATTCATAGACACTTTAGTTTGATCGCTATAAGGTCTTGTCATGTTTTCAGCAAGTTCCCATCTAAGCATTTGCTCGTGACCTAATACCTTAGCTCCACTATACAATACTTCTATAGATCTACTAACAGTGTTAAAGTTATCATTTTCAGGCGGGTTGTATGTATCTGGCTTTTCAAGAGATTTTTCTAACCCTTGATCTGTTTGTTTAATTTTCCATACTTGATCTGAATATGTCTTGTATTCAAAATATAATACTTGAACATTATTTCTATCATTGTCTTGGCCTCTTGGAGTTCTTGTATAATTAATATCTCCTGGGTATAACTGTATTTTTTCCATTTCCTCATCAGTTAAGTTAGGAAATTCTTTCTTTAATTCTTGTAGAGGTACGCTTTTAACTTCTCCTACGTAGTATACATCTTCAAAATTAGGATCTTCTGTATAAGAATATATAATATCTACGGGATCTACATAGTCTACTGTTATACCATTAGCTAGATTAAAACTTGTTTTACTGCAACCAATGCCTAATACAGTTAAATCGTAAGCTATTCTTCTTTTTGTTTGCTCGTACTTATTATAATCAAATACATTTTCAATCAATTCTTCTTCAGCAATTTCTATAGCTTGCTTGTATCTAAGCTGCATATGTAAATCAAGCTCTTCTTTATCTCTAGGCAACTCCTCTACAGGAATACTAGTTCTTTTCAAGTCAATACCTACATTTTTATTTGCTTCTTCCATTAAATCACTAGCAAAAGCATCTTGAGCTATAGCTGTAGCATGATCAGTTCTTTGCTTTACAGCGAATGGATCTGATGCGTGAGATCTTATTGTATAACCTTTATCAGTCATACCGTTTACAACAATATCAACAAATTTAGATAACACTGCTATTGGTTTCCAATCTAAATTAAGATAAGACAAATCACCGTTTATAGATAACTCGTCTTTATATTTTCTAACAGATTGTTCTCCTCTAGCATACAATCTTAAATTATGAAAGTACTGCCAGTTACTAGCAAACCTACCTCCAGAAGCAGAACCAGTATCTCCTCTAAACCATTCGTTCTCTATAGCTCTACCTACGTCGCGTCCGTATTCGTAGCTTTGTTTCTCTTCGTCAGAAACTATTTGGCTTGGAAAAGTATTATTTGAAGTCGTATAAATCATTTATTCTATTATTTTTGAAGAGTACCCTTTGTTATCATATTTCTTAAACCCCAATGGAACTACTGTTTTAACCTGATTGTAAACAGGTGTGTATCTATTTTTATTACAAGCCATTAAAGCCAATCCAGAACTTATTGATGCATCATGACTAGTTCTATTATTTATATTAAATCTAGCCCAATCCTCTAATGTTCTCTGAAAATACATATCCCCATATCCTTGATCTGTTTTACCGACGTAAGTATTTATGTAAGTTTCTATAGCTGAAGCATGAGCTTGCTTTATATCCTCACTTGAGTTAGGTATACCACCTATTTCTTTTTCTGTTACTGATAATTTGTTCCATACCTTGTCAGGTCTATTCATTGAAAAACCTCTATAACCTCTTCTTTTAAAGTGGTATAATAATCTAGGTTTATTGTTTTCACATAATATTGGCATACCGTAAAACACACAAGCCATCAATACGTCTTCAAAAAATATCTCAGCAGTTTGAGGTCTAGCTATGTATTCTAAAAAAAATTGATTAGGTGGAACATCTTCCATACTAAACTTAGTTAAACCCGCTAAGGCTCCATTAGAACCTCTTTTATCAACTGTACCTGATATATCATAGCTATCACAACCAAAAGCGCCACAGTGCTCGTTGCCTGGATGCTTAACACCATTCTTTACTATTACACGATTTTGTAGATTAATAGGTGGAACCCAAGATACTTTAAATCTCCCGTCTTTATTTGGCACGAATATAACCTTTGAATCTAGCTTAGCATTTTCCCATTGAAAAGTACCAGTAGTAACC